CACCACTACCTTCAAAACATACCTTAGCTGCAAAAACTTGAGGGAATCCACCTGAGATTATATAACCTGCATAAGATAGCCATTTATTAGAATCAGCATTAGGTGCTAAATCAGAAAATGGAATCGCTGAAGTAGTGTGAGTGCTTGTTCCATCTAACAGCTCTCCTACTTGTGATGATGAACCGCCATTAGTTGCTCCTTGAGTACCACCTGATGTTCCCCATCCTGCAAAGTTAGTAGTAAGAGCTCCTTTTGTGCTACCAGTGGAAAAACTGCCTGTTCCTGATTTAGTTTTTACAACGCCATAATGATCATTAAAAGAGTGTGTTGAGGTAGTGCCTTTTGAAGTGGAATGAACGCTACCACCTCTATAGGGTTGTCGTTCCCATATCTTAGTGCTGTTCATTGCCATACTAGATGTTGAACCATTGCCATCATGATTCAGCATCATGTCTCTTATTCCGTCAGCTTGTAGGCTTTGACCCCTTTTTAATGTTGTCATTTGAATACCAGTGTAAACCTTGTTAGTGTCATTTTAAAGTCCATTACTACTTCAGCAGGTACTTCTTCACTAATCCCATCAGGAGTAGGAATACTTGTATATGCAGGTCTTTCATAATAATAATGTTGCTCTATATCTTCATGTACAACATCTTCATAGAGTACCCCAATATTTTCATAAGACTTTTGTGCCATCATTCTAAAAGCAGGTCCATTACCACACTGCACCCAAACATGAGCCTTGTTCGCACCTAAAGCTCTCTCAGCATTTCTTCTCTGCGTGGTATAGTCTAATGAGTATAGGTATGACTTAGAACCACTTTTATTAGGACTAAAAAGAGTTATAGATATATTTGCAGAAGTATCTGAAGAATCATAATGACCACAATAAATAGCTATTAACTTATCATCATCAAACATTGCATGATTAAAAGGAGTATGCTCATCAGGACTCCATGAATCTTCACTGTAAACACTTAGAAATCTTGTAATGAAATAATCTCTTTTATGATCATCTGTCATATTATCATCAAAAGGATGTGAACCTGCATCTATGTATGATTTAGAATCATCATAAAGTCTTTGAATAGTTCCGTCAGCTATCCATGTTTCCATTTGTTCAGAAGTAGGAGTTATATAAGAGTAAGCCATTACTTATCCTCTAACTTTTGATTCAATTCCTTTATAGCTTCTATTAATAATGGGACTAACTTCTCATACCAAACAGTGATGTAATCAGCATCTATAGGAGCTTCTGTAACCACTTCAGGGAGGACTTTCTGTACTTCTTGAGCACTTACCCCTACTTGCCTTTTATCGTTGTCATAACCCATTTCCTTAGCTTTTTCATTTTCTCTGAAATAGTATCCGCCAAGTGATAATACTTTCTCTAAAGCATCAGGAATATTGCCTTCAAAGTCTTTTAGGCGTTCATCAGAATAGTAAGCAGTAATGTTGTTAGTTGCTCTAATCTCACCTGCTGTTCCACTAGCACCTGTATTTATACCTAAGCTATTAACTTGTGCATTTGAGTTGGTGCTGAATCCACCTGCAGGTCCTGTCGGTCCAGTAGGTCCTGTACCACCAGTAGGACCAGTTCCTCCGTTGCTACCTGATTGACCTTTTTGACCTTTTGCACCTGTAGGTCCTGTAGATCCAGTTCCACCTGTCGGACCAGTACCACCTGTCCCACCAGTTTGACCTTTCTGTCCCTTAGCTCCAGTCGGTCCAGTGCCACCATTAGATCCGTTAGAACCTGAAGGTCCTGTAGGTCCAGTTGATCCAGTAGGACCATTACCACCTGTAGGTCCTGTTCCGCCTGTTTGTCCTTTTTGACCTTTGGATCCTGTTGGACCTGTTCCACCCGTAGGTCCAGTTCCTCCACTTGGTCCAGTCGGTCCTGTTCCACCTGCAGGTCCTGTAGGTCCTGTTCCACCACCTGCTCCAGTCTGTCCTTTTTGACCTTTTGCACCTGTTGGTCCTGTTCCACCTGTAGGTCCAGTAGATCCATTAGATCCATTAGATCCTGCTTGTCCTTTCTGTCCCTTAGAACCTGTAGGACCAGTTCCACCTGTAGGTCCAGTTCCTCCAGTTGATCCTGTAGATCCTTGAGGTCCTGTACCACCAGTCTGCCCTTTCTGTCCTTTAGCTCCAGTTGGACCAGTTCCACCTGTAGAACCAGTAGGTCCTGTAGATCCATTGCTTCCTGCTTGTCCCTTCTGTCCTTTAGCTCCAGTTGGACCAGTTGGACCTGTTCCTCCTGTCGGTCCTGTTCCACCAGTTGAACCAGTTTGACCTTTCTGTCCTTTAGATCCGTTAGAACCATTTGATCCTGATGGACCTGTAGAACCAGTCGGACCTGTTCCGCCTGTATTTCCTGTCTGACCTTTCTGACCTTTTGCACCAGTAGGACCAGTTGGACCTGTTCCTCCTGTTGATCCAGTAGGACCTGTACTTCCTGTTGGACCAGTTCCTCCTGTTGAACCAGTCTGACCCTTTTGACCTTTGCTTCCGTTTGATCCATTAGATCCTGAAGGACCTGTAGGTCCTGTTCCTCCAGTAGGTCCAGTGCTACCAGTTGAACCAGTTGTACCCTTCTGACCTTTTGCTCCTGTCGGACCTGTTGATCCTGTAGGACCAGTTCCACCTGTATTACCTGTTTGACCTTTCTGACCTTTAGAGCCATTGCTTCCATTACTTCCTGAAGGTCCTGTAGAACCAGTTGGACCTGTTCCTCCTGTAGCTCCAGTTTGACCTTTTTGACCTTTAGCCCCTGTCGGTCCTGTTGGTCCAGTGCTACCAGTAGGTCCTGTTGATCCAGTGTTTCCTGTTGTTCCTTTCTGTCCTTTAGATCCTGTAGGTCCAGTCGGTCCAGTGCCACCAGTTGAACCTGTATTACCTGTTGTTCCCTTTTGTCCTTTATCACCATTTGAACCATTAGATCCGTTAGATCCTGCAGGTCCAGTTGAACCAGTTGTTCCCTTTTGTCCTTTTGCTCCTGTTGATCCAGTTCCTCCAGTAGGTCCAGTTGATCCTGTAGATCCCGTTGGTCCAGTGCTACCTGTAACTCCAACTTCTCCTTTCTGTCCTTTTGATCCTGTCGGTCCTGTTGGTCCTGTTCCACCAGTGGATCCTGTAGAACCAGTTGTACCTTTCTGTCCCTTAGCTCCAGTAGGTCCTGTTGGTCCTGTATCGCCTTGTGCTCCTTGTGGACCTGTAGAACCAGTCGTTCCTTTTTGTCCTTTTGATCCATCAGATCCATTTGATCCATTTGATCCTGCAGATCCAGTAGCTCCAGTCTGACCTTTCTGACCTTTAGATCCTGTTGGACCTGTTGAGCCATCATTACCACTAGGACCTGTTGGACCAGTACCACCCGTAGGTCCAGTTCCTCCAGTATTACCAGTGGTTCCTTTTTGACCCTTGTCTCCATCAGATCCATTAGATCCATTAGATCCTGAAGGTCCAGTAGGTCCTGTACCACCAGTAGATCCTGTTTGTCCTTTTTGCCCTTTAGATCCTTGTGGTCCTTGTATAGATCCACCACTGACCCATGCAGAGCCATCCCATATATGAAGTGAGTCATCTGCTTGAACTATATAGGCATCACCTTTTGTATTGCCTGAAGAAGGAAGATTGCTTGTTTGAGCAACTTGTCCTTCCATTGTAATACCAGTACCAGTTGATCCTGTAGGTCCTTGAGAACCCGTATTACCTACTTCTCCCTTCTGTCCTTTACTTCCTGTTGGACCTGTTGAGCCTGTATTTCCTGTTTGACCTTTCTGTCCTTTAGAACCATCAGAGCCATCACCACCTGAAGGACCTGTTGATCCTGTTGGTCCAGTAGATCCAGTAGGACCAGTAGCTCCAGTTTGTCCTTTCTGACCTTTGGCACCTGCAGCTCCATCATTACCATTATTACCTGCAGAGCCTGTAGCTCCTGTAACTCCTTTTTGACCCTTGTCTCCAGTAGGACCTGTAGGTCCTGTTCCACCTGTTGAACCCGTATTACCAGTAGTACCCTTTTGACCTTTAGACCCATTAGATCCAGTAGGTCCAGTATCTCCTTGAGAACCTTGAGATCCTACTTCACCTTTTTGTCCTTTAGCACCTGCACCACCAGTAGGTCCTGTTGATCCTGTAGAACCAGTAGGTCCTGTATTACCCGTGACACCAACCTCACCTTTCTGTCCTTTAGAACCAGTAGGTCCTGTAGGACCAGTACCTCCATCTTCTCCAGTGGATCCAGTGTTTCCAGTCTGACCTTTTTGTCCTTTTGATCCATTGCTTCCTGAAGGACCTGTAGGACCAGTACCTCCAGTATTACCAGTCGTACCTGTAGTTCCTTTTTGTCCCTTATCTCCTGCAGCACCATCAGAACCATTAGATCCTGCTGATCCTGTTGGACCTGTAGATCCAGTTGTTCCCTTCTGACCTTTGTCTCCATCAGATCCGTCACCACCTGCAGGACCTGTAGGTCCTGTAGATCCTTGTGAACCAGTTGATCCAGTGTTACCTGTAGTTCCTTTCTGTCCTTTATCGCCATCAGAACCTGCTGAACCAGTATTACCAGTTACACCAACTTCTCCTTTTTGTCCCTTATCTCCTGTAGATCCACCGCTACCTGTTGGTCCTGTTGTACCTGTTTGACCCTTTTGACCTTTACTTCCTGTAGGACCAGTAGGACCAGTTCCACCATCATTACCATCATTACCTGCAGGACCAGTTGATCCTGTAGGACCAGTTCCACCTGTTACACCAACTTCACCCTTCTGACCTTTGGATCCTGTTGGACCAGTACCACCAGTTGATCCTGTATCACCAGTAGGACCTGCGGAACCTGTTGGACCAGTAGATCCTTGAGATCCTGTAGAACCAACTTCACCTTTTTGTCCTTTATCGCCATCACTACCATCTGAACCATTGCTACCATTAGAACCACTTGCTCCAACTTCACCTTTCTGTCCTTTGGATCCGTCAGATCCGTCATTACCATTGTTACCTGTAGGACCAGTTGGACCTGTTGTACCTGTTGAACCTGTTTGTCCTTTTTGACCTTTATCTGATGTTGCTCCAGTAGGTCCTGTAGGTCCTGTAGGTCCAGTTACTCCTGTTGATCCCTGAGAACCAGTTGAACCAACTTCACCTTTTTGACCCTTTACACTTGCTCCTGTTGGTCCTGTCGGTCCTGTAGAACCATCACTACCATCTGATCCGCTTGTTCCTGTCTGTCCTTTTTGTCCTTTATCCCCATCAGCACCATCACCACCTGCAGCACCCGTGTCTCCCTGAGCACCTGTATTTCCTGTCTGACCTTTTTGTCCTTGATTACCAGTGTTCCCTATCTCACCTTTCTGACCCTTAGAACCATTAGATCCATCAGATCCTGCTGAACCTGTTGCACCTGTTGTTCCTTTCTGACCTTTATCTCCCTGAGAACCAGTTACACCTACCTCTCCTTTCTGACCTTTAGATCCATCAGATCCATTAGAGCCATCATTACCAGTTGCACCAACTTCTCCTTTCTGTCCTTTTTGTCCAGTTATTGAGTTACCTTGTTGTCCTTTTTGACCTTTGTCTCCATCATCACCATCAGAACCTGCAGGTCCTGTTGGTCCAGTCCCACCCGTAGGACCTGTTGCTCCAGTAGGTCCTGTATTTCCTATATTACCAGTTATTCCTAACTCACCCTTTTGACCTTTAGATCCAGTAGAGCCCGTAGAACCTGTTGTACCTTTCTGACCTTTTGAGCCCGTATCACCAATATCACCAGTTCTAGCAAAGGTTACTATGAGTTCTTCATCAGCACTAAATGATGTAGCACCTGATATATATGCAACGGGGACCTTAAAATATCCTGTAGCTTCTGTTATCGCCCCTCCTATTTGAAGTAAAGCAAAATCAGTCGCATCAGATTTATTTGATAGACGGACATGACCTTTAATTGCAGAAGTTGAATCATCAATAGTTCTAAGATATGCCTGAATATCAGTAGATCCTTGATCAACATCATCAATAAACATAACAGTTGCAGAAGAAATGTTAGCGTTGTTGAATTTGACTATACCTGCAGTGGGATCACTGTCAGTTGTATTAGTCGCAAAGTTAAACTCTACTGTCTGACCACCAAAGTTTCCCTCTTGACCTTTTGTTCCTTTTGATCCTGTCGGTCCTGTTGAACCTGTAGGACCAGTGTTTCCTGTAACTCCAACCTCACCTTTCTGTCCTTTGGATCCAGTGTCTCCTGTTACTCCTACTTCACCTTTCTGACCCTTATCTCCCTGTATTCCTTGTGAGCCCGTTGATCCTGTTGTTCCTTTTTGACCCTTATCACCTTGAGAACCAGTGTCACCAGTAGATCCAGTAGATCCTTTATCTCCCTGAACTCCTTGTGAACCTGTTGCACCTGTAGATCCTGTATCTCCAGTAGTGCCTTTTTGACCTTTAGATCCAGTGTCTCCTGTTAAACCAGTTTGACCTTTCTGACCTTTATCACCTGTATTACCAGTAGAGCCCGTATTACCCGTGACTCCTACTTCTCCCTTTTGACCTTTATCTCCAGTAGGACCTGTTGGACCTGCAACATTACTTACCCCTACTGAACCTTTATCACCTTTTGTACCTTGAGTACCTTGTGCACCTGTAGCACCTTGAGTGCCAACAGTTACAACAGATATATCATTAGGACCTGTAATAGTTATGCTTTTTACTATGCTCATCTACTTACATTTCCTCTAATAGAGTAGGTGCCTTCTAATATTCTATCTACCTTGCCATTTGAATCTGTCAACTCAATATCATAAACACCATCACCTACTGTTAAGTTTGTAGTGTCTGTAGCTGATATTTGTAGAATGACAGTACCTGCAGAACCACCCATAGTGATTCTACTATTAGCAACTGTTAATGTGACTACTTCTGAGGAATCATCTTGATTTTTACGCAGATCCATTTCTGCGGAATAACCTGTAAGGTTAATGACTGTATCACTAGCATCCTTAAGAGTTAGCGTGTGCTTGAATGTAGCTCCTTGCTCAATGATAAAATGATGATACCCTGCTGCCATAAATAATTCCTAAATATAATATGGTATCTACCATTTCAGCTTCTGCTGTTAAAAGTATAACAAAGAACTAATGTTACTTGCTTTTCTTTGTTGTTTTCTTAGTAGATTTTTTCTTGGCTTTAGCTTTAGGTGCTTCTCCACCTTCCCATGCTTCATTGACATCAGGTGTTGATTCGTCATCTCCGATCAACTGACCTTTTTCATTTCTTGCTCTTACTGGCTCTACTTCAGCTTCTACTTCTACTATTTCTTCTGCTGAATCCATCTTGACTTCCATAGCCCATCCGTTTTCTACAAAAGTTTGCATGACATCATCTTGCCATTGACCTTCAGATTCTATGATCTCGTCAGCCTTATATAATTTTACATCTGTTCCATGTTCGTTTGCTGACGCAGGTTTTGGAACCATGATTTTAAATTTCTTTGCCATAATTATTTCCTGTTAAAAGAGGGGGGAATTTCACCCCCCAAAATCAATAACTAACCTTATGCAGGTGCGTGTCTAGGCTTACCTAGAATTACACTTGCAGCCATAGGTGTAGCTGTACCATGCGTTCCACTGAAGTTCGCAACAACTCTTATATATCTACTATTACCTAGATATTCTAGCTCACTTACGCTAGGTGTCTCAGCATTGTCATCCAATGTGAGAAAGTTGCCGTTAGCACCTAAAGTGCCATTAACATCTGCAGAAGTCGCATCTGACCAAGAAGAATTGTCATCAGATACTTCTAATTCAAATTCAATCTTGTTAGTGCTACTTAGAGTGATACCTTCAACACCGCAATTAACAACTACTAAAGCATTTTCATACCCTTGTGTGTCAACTCCAACTCCGTTGGCATCCGCATCTAAAGCAGCAGGAACAACACTTGCTACGATTTTTAGATTATTACTTAAATCATTCATATGTTATCTCCTTATGCTGATACTTTCTGTTTAACAATGGCTTCAGCTTGTATAACCTGTCCACCTACTCTACGCCTTGCAATGTATCTTACATTACCAGTTGTAGCTTGTGTGAACGGATCTCTGAGAACCGCTAGTGATACACGATCTACGATCATATATGCTCGTCTGAAATCACCAAAGGCGATAGGATAAGCATTTGCACCAATGTCTGCCATGTCTGTAGCTTCAATGTAAGGATGACCTAGAATAGTGTTTATTGCACCACCTTCTAAATTCATGCCTGTTTGAAGGATATACTGACCTGCAGTGTCCTTTAGCTTTCTGATTGCAGAAAGAGTAGATCTGTTAAAAACAAATACACCATTCTTACCATAATCAGACTTAACGCCATGTACTAATGAAATTAAACCATCAGCAGTTAAAGCAGCACTTGCACCACTATTAACTTCTGAGACTGAACTATTAGTCATGAAGCCTTCAGGTTTACCAACAGCATTACCAGTACAGAAAGCTGCACCTTCAGCTTTTGCAAATTGCTCTGCAAACTCTGACTGCATTTCTGCTTCAAGATTAAAGACTGAATCTTCTAAATCTTGTTCTGATATATCCACCATTGCGTAATGCTCGTGAGCAGGTAGCTCTTCCAAGCCAACTTGCCAACCAGTAGTCTCTGATCTAGTTCCTGATTCGCTTACCCATTGAGCAGCAAATTGTCCAGTCCTTTTAGGGATCTGAATGGATCTCTGACCAGTTGATCTTACTCTAGCAATTTGTCTGATAGGTGAGATTTCAGTCACATCTTTGATCAACTCTCTCACATATTCAGCAGGTGCTAAGTAACCACCAGTAGAATCATTACTTACAGTAAGTGCTTTCTTCTCCATTGCATCAAGACCTTCAAGACCTTTTCTGCAATATGAATCCCATGCACCCATATACTCATCTACAGCTTTAGTATCCATACCTGAATTAGGGCGTGTTAGCCTTGTTTCAAATTTTTCAACTGTTTCCTGTAGGTTCTTTTGTGATTGCTCTGCAGCCACTAGCTTCTGATTAACTTCTTCAAGAGTGTTTAATTTGCTCTCAATGTTAGCCATCTTCTGATCTAGTTCCGCAACGCTTTCACCTTTATCTAGCTTCTCAAGTCTCTCATCATTGACTTTCTTAAATTCTGAAAAAGTCTCTCCAAGATCTTGAATAGCTGTTTTTATATCTTCCGACATAATTATCTCCTATTAAGATTTTAAGGTTAAAGTTAAGTTCTTTATGGCATCTACCAATTCAGCATTTTGATTCTCAGCTTCTCGCTGATTAACTTCAAAAGACTTAGTAACTGCTGCTGCAGCCACTTTCGCTTCAGAACGGGATAGATGGAAAGCATCACGCAGCCCCTTTTCCCACTCTCTTATAGAAATCTCATCTCCTTTGACAGACATTACTGTTGCCTTAGGATTCATTGGAAAAGTTACCAATGAGACTTCCATTAAGTCTACTTCTTTAATAAGTCGCTTATTGCCACGCTTATCATATGAAACTTGGTCAGGGTTTACTCTAAAGCCTATTGATAGACCATCAAGAGCTCCCATCTTTAATAATTCATAGGCTTCTGCACCTGCTTGTGTTTTAAGTGCTAACCTACCTTTGACTACTAACCCGTGCTCATCTTCTTTGATTGAATCAAAGACACCAATAGGCATATCAGACTTATGCTGATATAAGAGCTTCACACTTTGGGGTTTTCTTCGTTTGAGTGATTTAGTAAAAGCTCCCGCTTCTATGACATCATTTCCTAGATCTTTGTTTCCAAAGACAGATCCATATCCTTGAAAAGTACCATAATCTTTATCTTCTTCTTCATCTTGATAGGCTTTGATTTCTGACTTGATTTCTATAAATGACTTCACTTCCTCTCCTGTAAGCTCAGTGTATTCTTCATGAGTCTTACATGGCATATAAACTGTATTACCATCTTCATCATGTGAGTGAGATCCTACACACCCTATTTCTTTAGCTCTTGCATTTGCTTCAACAGGATTGTCAAAGACATCCTTTCTTATTTCTTCTTTGCTGTCATTCACACTGGAATATTCTGTAGAATCAGGCTGACTAGCCTTGACATCTATTTCATTGTTTGAATATTCTTCAACTGCCATAGTGTCAATCTCCCAAAATTATAAATCACTATATCTAGGATTTCTTGTTATATAGTATCTCAAGAGCAACTTTAGCACAATATGTAGTGATATTATAAAATAGTTCATTTTGTTCTTGCAGTGTATTCCAATTTGGGTTTATAATAAATTCATAATCAATTAAAAGCTCTTAGAGCAGGACAATAAAATGACAAACTCAACTAACATCTCAGACTTCATCAGCAACCTTGTTGATACAGAATTAGAACTAGAAGGCAGACTAGACATTCAAGTAGGCATGGCTGCTACTAGATCAAGTGGTTCTGATAGCTATCCTTATACTGTCACTGAAATCACTGGTAAGAAAGGTAATAGAACTATTACCCTAAGAAAAGATGATCATAGACCTGATGGAAATCATAGTTTTGAATATGGTGGAAAGCAGTCTTATATCTATATTCCAAACCCTAACGGAGCTGAGCAATATGTTCAGGAAAAAAACTGGGTACATGACAACACTTATAAAGTTTCATTTAAAAATGAAGCAACTAATAGATTCAGAAAAGGTCATGGATACATCCACTTTGGTACAAGAAGATATTATCAAGATCCTTCCTTCTAAGGAGGGGTTTTTCTAAAGGGGGTCTATGACCCCTTTTCTTTTTCTAAGCTCAGTAGAGCTAAACTGGTGCTTCCTAGAGTTATAATAAACCTCTATTCCCATCTCTTCACATATCTGCTTTCCAGTAAAATATTGATCCATATATTCGGATCCAATGATCCTAATATCTAGGGGTAAGGTGTAAAGAATATCTCTTAGCTCCTGCTCTCTGTTATAGACAATAATGTCATCTACCCACTTGATAGCTTTGATCTGTATTTGCCTTTCTACTATGGATTGAATTGGTTTATTCTTTTCAGGTCTATCTATTGAGGGATCTAACTGGATTGCTACAAGCAGGTGATCACATACAGCTTTAGCTTCTTCAAGCATTGCTATATGTCCTGCGTGTAATAAATCAAAAGCTCCTGCTGTTATACCTTTCTTCATATGTCTATATGTAAATATCTATTATTGTTCCTTTGTAAGATTCTATGAATCTATACTTTTTATACTTCATCCATTCAATAGATACAACCCTTCAAACAACCAACTTAAAATCTCTTCTTCATCAGGATCTTTGGTCTTGTATGATCTTAAGAGTTTTCTTGCTGCTTTAATGTTTTCTACTGAGGGCTGATCTCCTTCTATTAGTTTGTTATATTTTACTTGTAGCTGATTGATATTCATTATCTAGGTTTCCCGAAGTTGAAGTTCCTTCCATGTTCCATAAAATCTTCTATCACCAATAAAAATTGTGGTGAAATCAAGGCATCATGACCGCC